GCACTCGTACCATGAACTTAAGCTCTACCATCTCGAAAGGTGTCGTGTGGTAGTGTCTCATCAGGTACCGGAGTAGGCTTCGATCGTCCGATACCGCTTTGGTTCCGATACCGTAGCTTGTTCGTGCAGCCTGAGCAACCGCAGCGTCGCCGCCCATGACGTCGACCAAGCAGACGAATCCGTCGTTCGATACTGGGAACTTCTTCCACTTCAGTTCTTCTACTGTCATACGAGCCTCTCGTTTGAGTCAAAATCCGGAATTGAAACCGAAAAGAGCCGGGAGGATTTGCACCTCCTCTTCATCAACACTATCACGAAGGTGCTTGACGTGATTGAGCTGATGAAGACCTGGCTTTGAAATACAAAACAAAGCTAGGTTGCGGTTCCTACCCGCACGCGACTCTTCTTTAACTGCCACTCAACCTTATTCTAAACCCATCAAATTTGACGGTACTAGAATGAAGAGAGAATTGTTGAGTGGTAGCTGTTTCCTTATCTCCACGCCCGCACCCTGTACCACATACCGGTGGCAGACAGAGCCGAAGCATCACCTGACAGAGACATGGCTCCGCCGGGTACGCATGTGTTGCATAGCGAATTGCCACCTACACCGATTCCTTCAAAGGCACCAATGGTGTAGTTTCCGTGGCTAAGCACGCCGGTGGCTGCCAAGTAGTTTGCTTTGGCCTGACAAGCCGACTGGTCATTGCCACCATAGACCAGTTCATAACCTGCTGGTACCGTCGTTGTAGCCAAAGGCTGCGTCGCCGGTGCAAGTCGTACAAAGAATGAGCCAGCAGCACTGTCGTAATAAAACGTCTGCTGCGACCCGGTGTCGTAGTAGTCAACATATGGCGTGTAGTTCGCGGGATTCAAATCAGCATGTAAAGGCTGAACAGCCTGAGCTGTTGCCATACCGCCGAAGAAAATACCTGTTGCCAGCACGAGTTTCCGCATGTTGAAACCTTTCTGATGTCGCATATAGTGTCTCCTATACGACTAAAGAGTGAAGTCCTGCTCATCCTGAACAAAGACTGGAGTATTTAGACCCACATACAGGCACTCAATGTTGAAATTGAAGTACTCATATGCTTCGTCCTCGTCCATGCCGTCAGCGACCAAGCTAGTCAAAATCTTTTTGATGCTATAGGCCACGACGGTAGCTCCGTTGGGGTGCAGCTTGACCAGACCAAGAATGGCCGTGTCGAGCCCATCCAACAAGACTACGTCTTCCAGCTCCTGAGCTTCGATGTGCTCCAGGATGGCTGCCCGCTTTGGGTGTATCTCTTCATTCATTTTTGTTTAGCCTTGCGAGAGTAGCTACGTAACTTCGTGTAGTCCGTAACATACCCGGCTTGTTGTGCTGTCTGATTTCCTGCCTGTAGCTCCAAGTGCCAGAAAGCCAAAGAGCGAGACAACTCAGAAGGGACGGGCGGATCGAACAGAACCCGCCAAGCCACGAAGCAAACATCAGACACGGGATAGTCATCAGTCATGTGATTGACTCCAGGGGTGATTGGTTTTGAAACTATAACGAGTCCCCCTAAAGAGTACAACTATATTTTAATAAATTCTCCACTGACACTGTTCCAGCCTAAGTACTGCCAATTCACGCGAACAAACTGATTGCTGGCCAGTTCGTAACCTAATTCGCAAGCCAATAAGTTTTCGACATCGTACAACGTGTACTGCGGACGATAGAGCTTGAACATGAGTTCTTTGACTGCTTTAAAGTATCGCAGCGTCTGTTTCCGTCCAAATCCGTAGAGAGTCGTCTTCAAGACGTGCCGATACTCTGTTGGGTTGAGTAAATTCTTGGCCAGCGACCAGTCGAAGCCCTCATGGTCAATCCAAGGTCGCTGATCAGTGGAGTGGTAGGTAAACAAAAACTTGTCAAGATTCTCTGCGGTGAAGTACTCGTTGTGCAGGTTCTCGTAAAAATACCGACCTGTGGCCTTGATGATAAAATCCGCCTCCAGTAGTTCCTTGCGATAGACGTCCCACAGGGACAGAACCATATGAGCTTCGCCAATACTCTTGTTTGCCACAGTTCTGACTTCAGCAGCCAATGTGGGATCTGTTGCCTGTAAGTGCAGATATTTTACGTTGGGGTAGTACTGATCAAAGAACTCACTGTAGTCAGGCTCTGAGGCATCGCAGAAATAGATCTGAGCATCACCCTGCTGTACGGTTAGCGAGTGTAGTGTGCTGACGGTTTGAATCAGTCGCTCACGAATTGTGAATGCGGATCTGCGGTTGCCCAGATTTAACGGCAACTCCATTTCAGGTGCAATAACAGAGGTGACGAGAATCGCTTTTCGCATGCGTGGCTCCAGGATGAATATCGAGTCGCTATTCTAACCAATAATCAATAAAAAATGGCAGTCCGGTCGAAACCAGACTGCCACTCTCCTGGGGTAGCGAGACCCATGACTCTACTTTGTATCAATCACGAACTTGTCATCACGCTGGTTCGTCGTTCTGCGGTACGCCTTCCGGAAGTCTGCTCACTGGGTCAGCAAATGGAGCAGGCGGATTAGGTCTGGCTTGAGGCTGACTTGGTCTTGCCGATGGCGTGAACTGTCGCCCTACAAACCGCATTGCGTCACCAATTCCCGTACCCAATGACTGACTGACGTCTTGTCTAGCAGGCAGCATGTCATTGACTGCACTGAGTCCGCGACCTGGCATTGAAACTAGATTGCGGGCACCTTGGCCCGCACCTTCAATAGCACCACCAGCGGCTGCACGAGCTTTACGGAACGGCAACGTAGCATCGTTATACCTACGAGCTCCTCCGTAATACACTGGGTCTATAACCCTTTTCTGAAACGTGTTGCCCATCTCTTCTCTGCTTGGCATCTGTGAACCGGCGTAAACGCCTCCAAGGCCCGCCGCTCCAGTTGCCATCAAAGGAGCTCTTGTTACTCCTGCTCGCAACCCGGCACCGATAGCACTAGCACCTGTACCTAACGCCTGAGCACCTAGGCCCGCAGCACGGCCAATCGCTCTTCTACCCAGGCCAATAGCTCCACTTGCTAATCCGCCAAGAAGAGCTCGACCTAACGCTTGCTTCTCAACCTGGTGTTGCAGAACTAAAGCAGCAAACTTCATACGAGCAATTTTAGAGTGTCCGTCCGACGCAGCTTTTTGTAGCCTGTCGAGATTGTAAGTTGCGATTTCACGCTCAAGCAGCTTCATGTTGATTACGTGTCGAGCTACCTTGACACGTAAGTTGCTCGAAGCCTTCTTTTCCTGCAAAGCCCTGAAAACAAGGGCACGGTTTTTATCACTGATCGCGGTCATGAGGGTCATCCTTGAGATCTAGAGAAAGGACCTGAAATTGTGGCCACAGCTTCAGGTCCCAGTATTATCCGAACTTAGCCAATCAAAAACTCGTCTTCCGAGTCATCAATCGTATCTGCATCCAGGTCGTCCGCGGTATCAACTGCGGAGATCTCTGGTTCAGCTGCTTCTTCTGAGATCTCGATTGTGTCGTCAAGAATCTCACCAACAAGTTCAAAACCAAGATCACCTGGAGCAGGTGGAGCAAAGTTATCTGCCAGTTGCTGCGGCATCGTCGATGTTGCTGCTGAACGATTGCCGAAATCGTCAATGTCTACCAAGGAGACAGAAACCTGTGCACCTTGATCACCGCTGAACTCCAGCGGGTTGGAATCTTCAACAGCCAATGTCAGCACCTGTACGGTGCCGTTGATGTCAACAGTAAGCTCACGTGTTACAACGTCAGCTGCGGATGGTGCTGGAAGCACGACGCGGAACAGAATTTTGTCAGCCATTTGGTCTTCTCCTGCAATGATTACGAGTAGCGGACCTGGTTTCTTCTTGGTTCCGTTTTTTTGAACCAAGTCAATCAATTTGACAACCTGGGCTTTAAGCTCTTGCCCCAGGGTTTCTTGATTTTTCAGAATCTGTGCCTGTTGGGCCAGAATCTGTTCAAGTTTGTCGAAGCCTGTGTCGTACATCTTCGGAAGCCACTTTAGCACAGAGATATCCTTGCCTGGAATTCACAGAGAACGAATCGTGCCCGTCCTAACAGTATTTTCTGGGGCGGGCACGACCGAGATACGATCACCTGCCTTTCAAAGATACTTGCATGGCGAACCTCCTTCGTCCCTGAAAGAGCTACACTGTGGCAAACCACAGCTGCAAATCATTGTAACAGTGTCTAGTTTGCCGTGTCCATCAAATCGCTGAATGGAAGAGCCTGTAGTTTTTTTTTCCCATTCCCGCCTGACTATCTCGTATCTGAGTCTTCGTTGTTCCTGCAGTCGTTCGGCTTTTTGCTTTACTATTTGTCTTGCAAGCCCCTGTAAAGACGCACGACGAGCGGCTTCTCTGGCTTTGTTGTCCGCTTCAATCTCCGGTTCGCCTGTCGCGTAGTGTATGACTTCGCCTACCAACTTGGTCTGGTCTCCTTCAATCTTAAGGTGTCCAGAGTATGGTGTTGGATCATGGCCCAGCTGGAACAGCAGCTCTAATTTATCCTTTTGCCCAAACGCCAAGAGCTCGTCAAACCTAAGCTCTGAGTCGTTACGAAACGCCAGCATGGGTTCGCCTTGCCGCTCCTGCCCGTCTCTTCGGTGTGGGATGCTGAGATACTTGTACCTGTCTCGTCTCATCTCTTCTAACACTGGAGACAGACCTTCTTCCGTGAACCCACAGTCACCGTCAAGCACGATCGTGTAACGAGCGACGTTTGCCCCACAGGCAATGGCAACATTACGGGCATGGTTGATCGCAATTCCGTGGATAGCCACCGATTCCACAGTGGTTTTTATCCGCCAGTTAAACGGAATTATCACCACTGGAAGCTGGTAAGACTCCAGCAAAGTCTGAAGCTCTTTACGGTACTCGTCTGAAACGATTCGGTTAAGGATGAAGAACCGTACGACTTCAGGAGGCTGCGGTTCGTTTTCCAAAATGTGTTTTAACACCTTGACGCGTTCACCGGGGATGTCTCGTGGTGGATTTTCGTTACCAAGGATGCGGATGATTACGGCTAGCTTCATACTGTTGGTTCCCGTCTTGAGTTGGTGATGCCCATGGCCGTGGCCGTCTCACTATACCGCCCTGTCCAAGGTGCTGCCATCATTCGTCGTTCTAAATCTGTCTTGGCATACTGCAACAGGTGAGCATTTTCCGCAGGGTCACGCCAGCACATGAACCCGGGTGTCATCTTGTAATAGACCTGCATTCGACAACTACCGGGTGTGAGGTTCCGCCAACCCGTATCACCATGAATCAGAGCCTCTGTGAACAGAATCATGTCTCCGGCTGCCAGGCGTGGTACTACGATCGAATGATGAGTAAAATCGTTACGGTAAACCTCAGCCAGGACCTCACGACCCGCTCTCGGATCAACAGACTTATGACTGCCCGGTATATAGCAAAATCCACCTGTGTACGAGCTTTGTCCTTCCAGGCAAAACCCAAAGTTCAACTGCCCGGCAATTCCAGGATGTTGAGCACCGCTTAGCGGCAAGTAGAAGCAGGAGTACTGGCTGGATTGCGGTCCACCGTGGAGTTGAGCGTGAGCCCCGTTACTTGTCAGACCGAAGGCGTGATCCATTCTGAAGTGATCTCCGGCGAACTGCTGACACAGCTCAAGCATCACAGGCTGCGTCATCATCTCCCAGAAGACTCGGCCCAGGTGCAACACAGGAAACTTCCAGGGAGCACCGCTCGGCCAGTTATTCTGTATCAGCTGCTTGGCCTCAGCTACCTTCTCAAGACTCAGGGCTTTTGGGATAATCGCCATCCCAGTGGTTTCGAAGCTGTAAGCATGCACAGATTTCATGGCAAATTCCGTATTTTGCAGAAGACTTGAGCTGGACTATAATACACCCTATTCATGTCACAGGAGACCCCGATATCATGGCAGGTCAACGATTCAAGGTCCAGACCTCTACAGGTTTTGCCGACCGTATACGTGTTCTTTTCAGCTTCCTGCAACGCTCCCGAGCCAACAATAACATCCTGGTCGTCTGCTGGGTTCCCAACGCCGACTGTCCTGGACGCTATCTGGATCACTTAGAACCAATTCCTGGGGTAGAGTTCACCGACGATACAAAAAAACCACACTACAAAGGCTACGATTTTCTTCCTCCTTACGATCCGTTTAGCAACTATTACTTCCACGATATGATTCCCCGACCTCGCACTCAGGCTCGTATCGATGAAGTGATGAGTCGCCTGACTCCGTCTTATCTGGCTATCCATGCTCGTAGAACCGACAAGATACCGGCAACGGGCCACGATGGTGTCACGCGTGACGAAGAGTTCTTTGAGTGGCTTGATGCTGAACTGCGTCCCGACGAGAAGCTCTTTCTCGCCACAGACAACCTCGATACTCAACGTAAGTTTATGGAACACTACGGCGATCGCGTGGTTGTCACTGAAGTGATCGAGCCATCCCGGCACTTGCGTCAGACCAGCCTGGAATCCGTCATCGTGGACTGGTTTGTTTGCGTCAACGCCCGTCAGTTCGAAGGCACAAGATACTCAGGGCTATCGGGTCTACTGGGTGTTGCTCACAAGCACCGCTTAAAAGAAAAAGCTGCAGCCGAAGCTGCAGCTGAAGAAGAAAAGATGAGCTAGGCAACCACACCTGGCATCGGCCTTTTGGGCTTTACCTCAGTCGAAGCATATCGTCTGCGAGCGATAGCGGCTCCAAGTTTGTGACGGGGAAGCAAAAGGAGACCCGGAGGAGTCAAAACTTCCATGGATCCATCACGTTACAGTTGCCCGAGACGTCGTTAGCGAGGTGTTCCCTCCGGCAACGTCCTGTTATTTGTCCTGAAGATAAGACAAACAACCTACCAGCTGGTGTAGTCCGGTAATTGAGAGACCCGCCTCACCCCAGCTGGCTACTCACTCATCTTCGCAGGTCAAGGTCATAGTGGAAGACTCTTCCCGTGTATTGCGACTACGTATTTATAGCCTCAATCCGACTTCCATGTCCACCATGAAATCTGAAATAAGCTGCGATTTTACTCACGGCAGGAAGTTGTTCGCATACTGTGGGTATGATGGTATGGCTTCGACCCAGCTTTTATGCCCACCGTGAAACCCAAAAGTATTTGTTATCGTGTGCTCAGGGGAAAGCTGCACCTCAACGGCAAACCGCTTGGCTACGTCCATCGGTGCAAACTTGACTCCGTTGGCCTCTAGTTTTGGTCGCAAATCGCAGCAGATGTAGAGATCCTCGTTTTCTTTGCTTACAGGGTGCTTTAAAAGCTCTTGATATAGCTTACGGCTGCGAAGACTGAAACCCCCGTTACCAACCAGGTGCTCTGGGTTTGATCGGCGAAATCTATGGTGCTGCTTCCAGGACCAAGGGGCTCCAATGTAGTCATACTGTAAAAATTCATCAGTCCACAGGTGTGGGTTCAGCGGATAACCATCCCACTGAAAAATTAACACGTGTTCCGTGTCAAAGTATGTTCCCAAGTTATGAATGCACCATTGACTGTAGTCGGCTCGGCTAGTATGCGGCACGGCAATCTGCTCAACTCCTTCAAACTGGTGGGGAGTGTGAGCAAAAAACTTGATAGAGTTGAACCGGACAGTCCTATTCACATGCCGCAGCATTAATTCATAGTACTTAATCTGGTCAGGACTCAGCCGACTGCCTTCGTAGCAGATTGCTGTGACGGTTGGTAGCTCAAGCATCGTTGTGTCTCCTGGATACTTCTTTAGTTAGGACTATAGCCGAGTTGTTGCTGTACGATTTCATTCTCCCGATTCCTGTCAAACTCACCTACGCCGGGAGTTGCTGAAGCCGCAGGAGCTGCGGCTTGGTTTGTACCAGCTATGTCAGGTGCGGTATTTCCGCCAAGTTGTGACTGCACCAAGTAGTTTAGCAAAGGAGCAGACAGGCCGCCCAAAGCCGCACCACGCCCACCGCCAGCCATGTAACCAGTACCCATGCCCAACAAGCTCAACAAACCGGCAGAGGCCAGCTGTGGATTTTGTCGCAAGTAGTCACCCACAGCACCCAACCCAGTGCCGCCTTCGCCTAAACCGAGCTGGCGTCTAAGCCCGCCCATGAGATCGAACTGGCCTTTGTCATCCTGAAACGGGGCGGCAAACCGGTTTACCTTGTCTGCAACTTGCTGCACCTGTTGTTGTGTAGCATTTAACCTTTTTAGAGTTGATTGCACTTCAGGCTGCTGCATGGCTGCATTTCCTGCGTTGGTCCCCATCTGGGAAAGCCCTGCATAAGTTGCCATAGGCATACCTACGCCCAGCCCCAAACCGCCGCCAATCATTGTAGCCTTTGCCAAACTACCTTCCGGAGCGTTTTTAGCTGCGTCACGAGCGTAACGGCCAGCTGCCCTTACATTCTTTGCCTGGGCACCGATGTCCGTAGGATCAAATTTTGGCATAACTTTTGACATGTTCCTGCCTCTGATGTTGCGAGGAAGTAAACCCGCAGCACCTCCAATTTGAGCCGCTCGCGTCGGATCAACATCGGCACCTAACGCGTTTGCCAAATGTCCTCCAGCAAGCCCAATACCGCTGCCTGCCATCAGCTGCTCCTGGCGTTGTCTTGCGTTCCACCTTAGTGGAGTTTGCTTCACAACACCGCCAGCCAATCCACCAAGGGCTGCATTGCGAGCCGTAGTGGCTAAGTCCAGATTTCCCTGTTCGTCGTATAGCGTACTGGTGTACGGGTTAAAGGCACCGGTTGCCATGCCTGTACCCACGTCCTGATTTATCACATACTTACGACCGAGCGTTTTTGCTTTACGTCCTGCCTGCTGTGCCATGGCTCCTATCTCGGACGCTCCGGGAGCAACTTTCTTGCCCACTAAACCTCTGGCAAACCCGCCAATACCGTTAATCGCATTACCGGCATATCGCGTTCCTGTGTTAAGCAAATCAGTGCCAAATTCTCTTGCCAGACGACCCGCACCTGAGAAAGGTGTAACCGCCAGCTTTTCCAATCCGTCAACCAGTTCGCTGGCAACCTTTTCGCCAAACTGAATTTGAGCTTGTTTAACCGCATGATGTAGCTGAGCTTCATTCATGCCAGACTGAATTAGACGCCCGAAAAACTGAGTTTGAAAGCTATTAAGCCCAGCTTTCTTCATGTATTTGTCAAGTGTGCTAAACGCACTGCCACCAGTCGTGTGACCTTCATCATCCATCTTGTAACCAACACCCTTACTCTCACCAGCGGATGAACAACGAGGAGCACTGTTATCCTGCGAGCCTCGCTTGGCCATCGCAGCCTGAATGCCATTGGCATCAGCTTTCACACCACCCATTTGTGGTGCTGCGGACAGTGGGTTCGGTTTAGCGGGCAAAGCCTGACTCATCGGGAAAGTCCCGGAGAAGTTGTTGTGACTAAAGACATTTGGGTTGAAACCGTTTGGAGCTGCTTGTGGCATCATGGCGTTCCCTCCTGGGAAGTTTGCGGTCTTGCCGAGAGTTAGTGAGTTACCTTGGACCAGTCCGGGTAGCATTTTACTGAGCGACTCAATCCACTGAGCCTTGGCCGCTGCACCTTCGGGTGTATTGTTTAGTTGCGGAGCCCTAAGCAAAGTACCCATAGACGCCTCTTGATCCTTATTTTCGGGTGTGTTTGGCAAGTCCATTAGCATTTTTCGAGCTTCATCTTTAGTTCGTATATGCTTACCCGTTTGTACATAGTGATTTCGCTTAAGCCCCGCCAAGAAAGCCTCTTGTTCTGTTGGATCCGTCATATAGCTTGAATACGATCTAGCCGTAGCAGGATCGTAGTTTTGGCTCTCCATCGTCTTTTGAAGCATAGGCTGCGTAGTCGAACTGCGTTGTACAGGTATATTGCCCTGGAACTGCGTTGCGTGTGTCAACTCGTGCTGCAATGTCGTTCCCATGGCTTTTGGCTTAAGCCCTGCCCGCAAAGATATTTGATCTGTGGCCGGTTGGTATTGTCCGTTAGTACTTGGATCATCAAACTCTGACACGTAATTCACCGGAACTTGCCGATTGAGTGCCCGATGTGAGATATCCGAAGGCCAATTTAATTTTGGGTTGAGCTTCCGATAAGCGGAGGCCGCCGCCTGAGCTTCATTTTTATACCCTAAAGGCAGTTGATCCGCCAACGAAGCAACCAGACCTTGCGGCGTGCTACGTACTATGGCTGGCCGGTGCTGAATGGGTGCGACTGGTGTGGCTGCTGGTGCAACACGTGTGGCTGCTGGTGCAACTGGACTTGCCGGAATGGGTGCGACTGGTGTGGGAGCCGGTGCAACTGGACTTGCCGGAGTGTTTGGTCCATATTTGGTTGGCGGTGGCATTATGGCGTTCCCTCCTGGGGAATTGTCAACGGAATTTAACCTCGTAAATGGACTGCAGCTCGAGCTAGGGCCACCTTGGTGGCATACTCAACCTCTGCCTTTTGACTTCGAAGCATCCATAAATGTTTCTCAAGTCTTGCAGTCATGTCCTGAAGCATATTGCCGGTGACTGGATTCTGTTCAGTACGTATCGCGTCGTTGAACTGCTCAACCAGCTGAGTAAGCCGGTCGGTCAATTCGTTAACAATTTCCTCAGGAGAGAGGAATTTGACCGGTAAAGGATCCATGGCTGTCTGGGCTACAACTCCAGCTATCAGGCCGCTGGACGGAGTACCCATAATCACCTGACGCTCGGCCACGTCATCAGTGATGTCAGACAGAGTTTCGTAGACCGTTTGAAGAAAGTCGTGTAGTGGTTTAAACATCACGCCTCTGACATTCCAGTGGCAATGCTTGAACAGCAAGCTCAGGTCGATGCAGTTAAAAACCAGATTTTGCAGCATGCTTTGTGGGCCAGTGTCAGCGGCTTGCTTCACAAGAGTCTCCTAACGAGTTGAGGGTTGAGAAAAAGCACTCAGCAATTCCATTTTCTCAGTGCTTTGTTGATACGGCTATCTGGATCATTGGCAGTCTCTGAGCTGGTCAGCTTTTTCTTCATGCCACCCATACGAGCACAAAAGCTGGACTTACGCCCAGCTCGCTCGCCCGTAGGTTTGTCTTCGGTCACTGGTGGTTTGATGTTCTGTCCCTGAGCTTTGAGGCTGGCTCGTCCTTTGGCGTTGAGACCGCCTGACTCGCTCTTACCCTCCGCTCGTGTCCAGGCTCCACCGGAAGCCTGTTTGGCGACCAGGCGTGCCAGCTTCTCAACGTCAGAGCAGGTGCATTCGTTCTCAGTCTGCCCGCATCTGCATGTGTCGCCGCATGCAGCCATCTTGGCCAACGCCTGTATCGGGCCAGTGGCTTTCATGCTTTGTTCTTTGGCGTCTTCCTGCTCCATCAACAACTCAACAAGATCCAGGTCGTCCGCCACTTGTTTGCCTGTCCAACCCAGGTTTGCCTGCACTTGTCGCTGCAATCCGGGTGACAACCGCTTGCTTTTGGCATTTTCCCAGCGAATCAACGCCGCGTGCATCTCTGGGTCATAGGCAATACCGATTGGAACATTCCTGCGGTGGGACGATTGCTTATTCATCGAACTGCCTTCCTCCTGAAGGATCTTACGAAACTGATTATTGAGCTGCTCTTTATTAGCAGCCAGCCGTTCTAAGATCTCGTCACCTGTGCGTTGTCTTCGTGCACCAAGAAGTGACATTATAAAGGACGGATCCTGACTTTCCGATAGATAACGCTTTATCGCTACGTTTTTCAGCTCAGATGGTAAGCCTTCGTGTGAGTCGAATCGCAGCCCACGTCCTTCGGCTTGTCGTCCTCGTGACTCATGCCAGTGAGGATCAAGCAGCTGAATCAAACTTGTGCCTTGTGTGCTGATGCCTTCCGCAGCGGCTGGGCCAAGCAGCAGAGCTTTCAGTGTTCCTTCGTTATAGTCTTGAAGAGCTTTTTTACGTTCCTCAACTGGCATGCTGCCGTGATACATGCCATACGGGATCTTGGCTCGCTGAAGAGCTGCTGCATATGGACCCAGGCCTGCGTCGATGTAGTTGGAATACACCAAGGCTTTTTTACGTGGATCTGTCTTCAGTGTTTCTTGCAAATCTCCAAACGCCTTTTGGAGTTTGCTTGATTCGTCAAACGCGTTGAGTGGGTCACGATCACCGCGAAAGGGTTGAGTCGAGAGGCTTGACTGCCGTAGTCCCGTCAGAAACGAGTTCATCCGACTCAACTCTTCTCGAGTGAGCGGATACTCTTTGTCCAACTTCCAGGCATACTCTGGCGGGATCTTATCCCTCACCGCCTGCTGTATGCGTGACTGTCCTCGACTCAGCGGCACCCGTACCGTTTCTTCGTTGACGTTTACGCCTTCCGGTGTCTTGCTGGGCTGATAGTCGATCAGGCCTTTGAGCTGTTCCCGCAAATTGTCTTCATTCTTGACATAGGCTTCTTCACCTACGCCTCGTCCTGTCAGACGACTGAGCCAGGTTGGATAGACCTTGCGGTGTCCAATGTAGTTTCGCTCAAACTGCTCTGGTGTGATCTTCTCTTTGCGAAGCATCGAGAGCAGTGGTGCCAGATCTGTCGGTGAGTTGGTGATCGGTGTGCCTGTCAGGAGCAGAAGGTTCTCCGCTTCATTGGCCAACTCTGTCGCAGCCTGTGTGCTCGCTGTGCCCGGGTTACGAAGTCTGTGGGCTTCGTCAAAGATGATTGTCTTGGGTGATGTCTGGAATGTCTTGCCTGCACCAATCCCGGTGTAGCTCAGAACCTCTGGGTTTGAGCCTTCTGTAAACTTGGCAACTTCCTTCTGGTAGTTTGGCCGCAGAGCTGCAGGGACCACAACGTCGTAATCGTCACCAGCAGCCTCAGCGGCAGCCAATGACGAAAGACTCTTACCACTTCCCAGTCCGTGATAAAGCAGAAGGCGTTTATCGCCGCTGTTGATGCGGTCGACTACCTTCTGCTGGTGTGGTTGCAGCGTCACCTCACTTCGGAGTGCGGCTACCTTGGCTAAGTCTTGCAGTGTGGGCATAGGGTTCATGTCTTCTTGACGATGCGTGACGTGACTGAGTCCGCTTTGACCCTTACGATCTCAATAAAAGCGATCTGATCCCTTAATCGACAGAAATCAGCACCACTGATGTAATACTCATTATTCTCTGAAAGTACGCCTCGTTGCAAATCTTCCAGCAGCTTTAGTGTGTTGTTTCTCATGTTTGAACCGTAGGCTGCCCACTTCGGATAGTGTTCCACGTCAGAGGTGTGCAGATCTTCAAGAACGTAGGTGCCGCCCGGTAGGAGATGACTGTCAAACAACGTGTTGAGTGTTATCTGCTGTTGCAGCATCGTATGGCCACCGTCGTCAACGATGATGTGACAATCTCGAGGTAGTGCCTCTAGATCTTCTATCTTGGTTTGATCCGCACGGTAAACAGAGATGCGGGAGGTTGCATGTTCTGTCCTGTCGTCAATATCTACTCCGTGAATCTCAGCACCTGGAAAGTACTCTTCCCACATGCGTAGCGAGCCGCCGATCAAAACACCTATCTCCAACAAACGAATCTGCTCGTCTCTTATCTTTGAAAACCACGTGTCATAGATCACGGTGAACAGGTGATAAACGGCTTTGTCGGTGTGGTGATGGATACCCAGCTCGTGAAGCGTTGGTCTTAGCATAGTGAATCTCCGGAGCATTGGTTGAAAGAGCGTAACCCAGACAGAACCAGCCGGAGCATAACACATACTGCAACCAGCCATCACCCACCACAGAAATCCATGTACCAAAGAAAACACCGCCCATGATCAACACCCAGGCGGTAATCGGTAGATAAGCTCGGAGAATCAGCCCACACGGGCTTGAAAACAAGGCGAGCATCAGAATCGATATGGGTTTGAACTCAAAGTACTTTGCACCCATGGTCATGACTGGTTCTGTCTTTGCCCCGGGTGATTTTGGTTTGTCGCTGCCGAGGGCCTGTAGAGCTAACGCAAGTTTGGACTTGTTTGGATCAGACTCGTTCCACCAGTGTTCCTGCAACCAATTGGCATATCCTTGTGCCTCTGGGCTGTAAGGTGCTATAGCTTTGAGAGCCTCTTTTGGCCAAGCTGTTGGCTTAACTCGATTAAAATTAATTGACCAAGGTCGTTCGTGCTCCGCCAACTCCCGCTGACCTCTGCGTGATTCAAGATACTTCATGGCTTTTTGCTTTGCTATGCTTTTTGCGTTTGAATCAGCCAAACTGCTGTCCAGCTTAGCTTCTTGCTCATTGAGCTTACTCATTTCACTATTATAATCCCTAAATCGATTGATCCCGGTGCGGGCTAACACAGCACCGCCGCCAAACATAGCACCGTTGATCATTGCGGCATTACGCCGAATCTTTCGATCCTCTTCTTTCTCCGCAGGGTCTATCAACTCTCGCACCGAGTGTCGCAGGTAACCTAAACCACTACCTAATCCGGAGCCAACCACCATAGCTTGCGGTGTGGGCATATCAGCAAGATATCTGCCCGTATCCTTGGTGTGGCCCCATACAGATTTTCCCAGGCGAGTCGCCTTATCCTTGATTGTCGCAGTGTCGAAAGCGGCTTTAACTGCCAGTTCCCGTATTGAGCTAGCCTTGCTTAAACCAGCAAGCCGAGACATGTCCGGGAGCTTTGGCATACTTGTCTGCTCGCTAACAAAATCACGCAACGGAGTTTTGTATGCCTGATCTATGAGCGGTCGAGCTTTAGCAAGCATACGTTCGCCTAGATTTGGAGCATACAGCGAACCAAAGTGTGCCCCCAGCCCACCGCCTGCGACCATGCCAGCCAGGCCTGCCAAACTGTGAATACGTTCACGCCGCCGTCGTTGGTAGTATTCTTTTTCGTCCATTGGATCATGATTACCGTGACCCACTGGTAAGAGCATGTTAGATATAATTCGCCCCATCCCACCGCCTAAGCCACTACCGATAGCACTGCCTGCCACTGTACCTGCTCCCGGCAAGTAACCGTGCAGCTTGTTGACACCTTTGTCAAATAGCTTATTAACGTGGTAATCCGGGTTAAACAGGTTTGGGTCGTCCGCGTGTGTCTTAACCGCCAAGTCCAATTTTTTCTTTAATCCTCTAAATGAGTCCCCGTAGTGGGCTGCTGTTGTTGGTAACGATCCTACCAACCCTGCTTGCAACGGACCCCTTATCGGAGCAAACTTACGAGCAAGGTTTGGATCCTGCTCCAGTAATTCTTTAACAGATCTACCAGTAGACTTACTGAGATCGTTCAACCCCCGCACGTTGCTTTTCGTCAATATGTGCATACGCCCTTGCGGTGATGCCGCCAAGGCCCAAGCTGCTGCCGTACCTGCCTGATTGACTTTCCTGCCCATATCTGTATCAATACCCGCCCAGTCACTCAGGGAAGGAGCTGCAGCATATCCTGCCGTACCTGCTACAGCAGACGGCAGGATATTCTTGGCGGCACTTGACGCAAGAGGCTTTGCTTGTGCCCCCGCAGTCAAGAGCAACTTTTTTAAGAATTCACCTGTTGGCATGATCTGATCCTTGTGTGTAACTACTTATTTGCCGGTTGCTTTTATGCGTTCCATCACGGCATTAACCTTTGCCGCGTTTTCCTTTGCCCGCTGACTCATCTTAAACTCAAACGCAGCCTGACGCTCTTTGGATGTCGACGCTCCGGGATCCATGGACGCTTGGTTAGCATTTCGCATAGCTACGTGTAACATGCCTCGCCCCAAACCTCCACCCGCTCCCATCAGCATTGAGGTATTACGAGCTTGTCTCCGATCATCCTCATCTTCATAAGGATGGATGGCATCAGACAATTTATGTCCAAGATAACCCATGCCCGCACCAATTGCCGATGACGCCGCAGGCATTCCAAGGCTGTAAGCCACACTGGTAGCCGCTAGCTTGGCCAGTCCTCGGACACTGTTAAAATCCGGAATTAAAGAAGCCTGCTTCTCATCCTTTTTTTTAGCCTTTGACCCTTTAGGGCGACAGCTATCGTCGCTGTAGGGTGCTTTGCCTGGTACTGGTTCGTACCCTTTCCAACAGCGAGCCAACTTCTCGATTGCAGTCTTTTCTGGCATTTTTTTACCCTTACTGGATTGGTTCCATTCGTCGACGTCAACACCTTCAGCTTCCAACTTATCGCGATTAGCGTTGAAGTAGCGTCGTTGAGCTTCTGATTTGTATGGCAACGCACACCTCCTTGTGTTGGCAACTGACCTTAGATTCTTATTGTGACAATCGTTTGGCTTGCACTCAAGCCCAGCTGTTACCTAAGGAACGGGTAGTCGGCAAACGCCTCTGCAAGATCACTGTAAGATGGTTTCTGCCACGCTATGGACGGCACGAAGACGTAGCTCTTGAATTGATGCAAGTTGCGAGAGTAAGTGACATCCACCACCTGTTTCTCGTAGTTCAGCAAACTTAACAGTTTTGCATACGTGCAGCTTTTGAATGCAATGGCATGCGAGGCCAAAGTCTGGTGAGGTACTGCAATCTTATTGTTGAGCCTTTTCGGCTTGCCTCGTGAGTGGTTGCCGCCAAAGTGTAATATTTCCCAGTCATCAGGTGCCCAGCTCAACGACTCATTTAGATCTGTGGCAAATTCAACATCGTCTTCCAAGATCAGGATGCTTGAATAATCCTTCTGCACAGCGTCGTGAAACACTCGCATGACCGTGTGTGTCAGTCCCATCGCTCCTGGCTTGAGCTTGCTGGCGTGCATTTTTTGTCCATCTGTTGCAACAAACTTTTCAACGCCTGTGATACCGGCTTTCCCAAACTCGGCTTCAGCCATAGCCCATCGATCAGGTCGTCTTGTCAGGTTGAGACAATAGACATGTTCCACCAACTGATTGATCGACGTTTTGTGCGGCATGAGCACCTCAGTATGTGTACTTCTTACCGCTCTTGACCCACTCTGTGGAAGCAAACTGAGTCGTACTAACGGCTACCTTGTAGTATTCGTATTCGTCTGCCGGAATGGGTGGCACGTCATACCAGCCGTAGTGTTCTGCCGAGTAGCGACCAACGATACGTCCACTTGTTCCGGAAGCCTTACCTGCAGAGTATCTTTTATCGTAAGCCGCGAACGTAGTGTCGATGGGAGCGTCGTAGATTGTATCGCCGTACTTCGTAACCCCGAGGAACTGTCTGTAATACTTGTCCTCGATATTGCGTATCGTGGTCTCACCTTTCTTTGTAGTTATGTCTGTATCGACGCAGCTCGGTTCCTCGGTCCAGATATTTAGAGCACAACCCAGCTTATACCGCTTGTACTGCTCGCACAGTTCGAACAGGTGCAGGACAGATTCCCTATCCAGCTCAGGCTTAAATCCCAAGTCAGGGTCTGTCAGGATAAACTGCTCTGGCAGTCTGCTGTAGATTCCAGGATCGTTGAAAACTCGCGGTCCTGGGTTGTGTGGCAGGTCCAGCACAGTGACACCGTCCGGCACTTTGCTGAGATACTCTTCCAACGGTGGATACGCTGACCCGTTGTTCAAGATCAAGTACTCGTCAAAGCCGCGAGCCTTGAAGAAGTCGATCGTATTTGAGAGGTAGGTCACACCGTTGAACACCGGTATCACGATCGGGAGTTCAAACTTGGGTAGGCTTGAAACCGAGTCAGTGCGTATAGGCATCTTTAGTCTCTGTAGTGAAGGTAGTAGAAGCAGAGAAAAGCCTTGTCAATCTCTGTGCACACTGGCCGGTAGAGCGTGACAACCGTTTCTTTAATCTCTGGCCCGGTCAAGTATGCCAGAACATTTCGGCTGTGTCCAAGTCTGCTGAAGCGATCTGCCCAACGTCGAGCCAATGACTGCATGCTGGGTATGGGTTGAAGAATAAGATGGTTAAATTCCGGGTTTGAAACCTGCTCCCACTGTTCGCAAATTAAACTTGGGAGGGCGTCCGGACTCGTGTCGTAGAGCCTACAGACCTCATAGCGTCTGCTTGAGTGGTGTACAGCAGGCCACTCAAGCAGCTCGAGGACGCGAGGCTGTGAGGCGGCATTCGGCCCTGACTGAGTTTGTTTGTTAAACTGTTTTCGAGTTTTCATCGTCCTGCCCAGTTGAGAATAAACCCAGTTTACTTCCTGTAGTGTACCCAGTCTTTGTCCGTGTATCCCGGCACCTTGTCGCCACGAGGCTTGAGTAGGAGATTGCCCCACTTGTCCTTGGCATACGCTCCCAGCGGTGTGACCAACGCCTCTACAGGTGGACTCACTACACCACTATCAATCGCAGCTGTCAGGATGTCTGCCAAGTCTTCCAGCGATACCTCAGATCCCCTTATCGTCTCCGTCTCCACCAACGTCAGAAACCGTGAGTTCAACTGTTTCGGTTTCACTTGGTATCTCGGCTTGTATGACATCTGAATCCCTTCGTTGTCTATTAAGCTCTGCTGTCACCAACCGAAACTTGAGTCGTGAGATGCACAGCTTCAACTGCAACTCACGTAGGTCTCTCTTTGCCCGTGCCAAGTCGATGTTCAACTCATCCGTGTTCACTGAACATCTACGTATCCACGGAGCCAGATAAGCTGCCCATACCGCTGACACACTCAGTGTTACCAGCATGATAGAGATTGCATCGTTCATCGCACTTCCTCCTCTGTTCCTGTGAGTATAACCCTCGAGTTCGTTAAAACCAGCACAAGCGTATCAATCATGTTCTCAACCGCATCGCACCCATCCAGCGGATAACACCACTGCCCACCAATCAACTGATATCCCGCGTCGTTCTGTCGATCAGCTGGATAACATACCTGCACAGGCTCGTAGTGCTTGGCAACTGCTTTACGAATCTTCTTCTCAAGTGTCTCAGTCATTTTCTCTCCTGTAGTAATTAAATTGCCACCACTGGGAGGAGTGGTGGCAAAAGTAAAGTCAACTTGATCAGTGGCTTTAAATCAAGTTGACTTGTGCTTACGTCGTCGTATGTTCTTACGGTTTGCAATTGCACAGCGTTCGCACTTGTCGCAGGCTGTACCCAGCAAGGGAGAACCGCTACAGACAGGTTCACCATAGGCTGAACTCAGGTTGACTTCGCCTGGTACGATATTTATCTTTCTCAGCTGATCGTACACGAAGAACTGCCTTGAAGTCCTGATCCACTCTTCGGCAGTGGCTGGCTGCCAGTTGGGATCCTGTGCCTTACCATATTTGTTGTACGCGTCTACCAGACGATCTACTGTTAACCGTAGAATTTCTGTTGTAGGCGTGTGGTCTTTGAGATCCATCGAAATTCTCTTGTGTTTGAAGTACTGTCTGCGGGCAGCGAAAATGCTGTTCATTCTGCTCCCCCTTCATTGCTTTCCGTCATGAAGACGGTGCCAGGGATGTCCTGCCACAGCTGCCTTGAGGTTTCTACATCACCCTCAACGTGGCAAACCATGCCAGTCACTTCTTTGTTACGTTCGTTCCACAAAGCCAAAGCCACTGCCTTGCCTTCGTACTGGTCACGAATACCTGCGATGTCTGCTAGCGTGATCATAAACACTACTATCCTTCCTCAAAACGCAACGGAGATTGCACCAACCATGAATGAGCAACAAGCTGCATTCGTCAAACAATCAGGAGTGACGGATCACTCCTCTTCGTCTTCCTCTTCCTCTTCGGAGCATTGACAGTTATCAATCTCATCACCACAGGCGACACAATAGTCATAGTCGTCGAAATCACTGTCGTCGATTTCGTCGCAGTCGCAGTCCCCAATCAGACCGCCGCAAATGTCACAGAACTCGTCATCGCACTCACAGTCTTCCAGCGTATCACCGCATTCTTCACAAAGCAGTTCGCTGTCTGGCACTTCGGCATTGCTCATTTCAACGTCCTCGATTGGCTTCGATTAGTTTCTGAATCGCACGCTCTCGGTGTTCTTGAATACTGTTTGGGTTATCCGTTGTTCCGTTTGACAGTTTATTGACAATCCGATCATGCCGCTTCCAATATTGTTCCCGTTCGCCACTATAATTGCCAACCAACTTACATTCTTGCAAGACTTCCTGGAGATGGCGAATCTCTACGCTTGTGAATTGTACGTACTTCGTTGCCATGAGAACTTCTTTTGGTTAGAAGCCGTGTTGGTGGTTAAAAGTCTCAGGTATTATGCCAAGGATTCCTGAAACTTCCCAGCCCTTTCGGTAAGTTTTATGCACGAATGCATTCGCCTCCGGGTGGTTTGGAAACGTCATCGTTTTTGCATCCCAGTGCAGCTCAACTCCGGGAAACCGCAACGCAATACAGCCTAACAAGACCGCCTCTGTCAGCGGTCCTGAGAACTCAAAATCTGCTGTGGTTTTACCCTGCCCCCTGACGGCATCAAGAAACTGGCGGTAGTGATTTCCCGCAGGCAGCACAGGCCTTGGTCCGGGTCGTCCACCTACAACTACGGGTTCAAAAAGATGACCCAAAAACAGCGAGCCTTCTGTGCCTACGCAAATTGAGCCGTGAGCTGGAAACCACTGTTTGTTAAACAAGCGATTGAAGTGCTTTGGTGGTTTGTTGTTACCGTCGTACCAATATACGGGCAGCGGGCCTTTAGTTTGGTCTGTCTCAGGAAAGGTGTAGTTGATTTGATTGTGTGGTCGCCAGTTATATCCTGGTGGCTTGGCTTTGCTGCAAACAGAGATTGGAGCAGTTAGATCCAAAGCACAAAACAGCGGATCGAATAAGTGACAACCTTTATCCCCGATCGCACCTGTTCCAAAATCAACACGGCGTCGCCACTCATACGGCGTGTAATATCTGTCAATATACGGGCGATACTCTGCCACGCCCAGCCAGCCATCCCAATCAAGCGTCTGGGGTACGGGATCATTTGCCATGGGTTTTTCTGCCTCGTCGCCCCAGTTATCGCCGCTCCAGATATGCACCTCTTTAACCTGCCCAATCACTCCCGATCGAATCCAGTGCACAGCCGTACGATACTCGCTGGAAGCCTGTATCTGAATACCCATTTGAGTCACCAGATTACGCTCTTTTGCAATCTGGCTTAACTGCCTTGCTTCATACACAGTGTGGGTTAAAGGCTTTTGCAGATAAACCGCTAAATCGTGCTGCATTGCTGCTGCTGCCATCGGTGCATGCATGTGATCTGGTGTCGCAATAATCACAGCATCCAGTGCAGAACCGTACTCAGCCAGTAACTGACGATAGTCCTGAAAACCAACCGTTTCAGGATACCGGCCACAGAATGCATCAACAGCCAGCTGGTCTACATCTGCAACAGCAACTAACTCAACATCAGGCCAGGTAAGGAACGTGGCCAGATCCCGAGCAGCGAAACCGCTAACTCGAAACCCGGCCAGCCGGATCTTCTGCCCTGCAATCATTTAACAGTTCCTCGCCCAAAAGTGATGTTTATCACTGCTTTGATATCGTGGTTGGTGAACTCCCAGATCTCACCCGTTTCTTTGAGGATACAGGTAAAAACCTTTTCTGTCTCCGTTCCGTACTCCGTTACCAACCACACTGACGCACGACCTTTAGGCGTATCAACTTCTAGCTGGTTAACTGGTTCAAAGATAGTCATTTTAGCCTAACTGTAAACTGGATTCTCTCCTGCCATGCAGGATAAAGTGTTTCACCCGCTGGGTGCCTTTGTGACTTGTCCGCAATGACCTGACTGCTGGGAGAGTCTATCAACTCACGGACGTCTGGTCCAATCTGTATCTGAGTAGGATTGAGCCAGGTGATATCACCGTGAGTGCCTGGCTCAGGAAGACAACACAGAGTCAGCGTACCATCGCCCGGTTCGATCATCGCCGTCACAACAAACTTGGCAGGCAAGTTGACTCGGCGACAAACGGTTTTCACACCGGTTGTCCTGATCTCACCCATCTTTTGACCTGCCAGCCTTTGTCCTGTGCGTACACCTATCGTGGTGTACCAGAAGGCAATGCCCAACCAGATCTCAACGAAGAATTGACTTATCTCGCGAATCAGCTGCATCATTTTCTAGGTCTTCCTGACGTTTGTGGTGTAATTCTTCGGCTACCTGCTTGGCTCGCCGCTTTACCATACGCTCACTGTAGAACCGAGTGTCCCGGTAACGTGATCGTCCTCCCTTTTTCTGTCTGATGGCCTCAAGTTTCGCGACCTTGCGAAAATGCTTGCCGTGCTGACTCGCCTTATCTATTCCCATGGCTATCCCTCGCCTGATGGAACTAGTTCAAATCCGCCGTCAGAGCCCTTTCATGACCGTACTGCGGTTACCGTAAGAATGCGTTACAACTTCATGATCTGTATACAGCACATGAACTGACGTATCCCTGCGACTAGGCCATGTTAAAACTTCAGTGGCCAAGTTTTCCTGATCCAGTTTCTCTTGCACGTCGTCGTCTATCTCCATCGTAGCAATTGGCCACGTGCGATGGGTATTTCGCTTTGCAAACGACAGTGCCAGTCCCAACGTCGGGAACAGTGGCACGGTTGTTCGTCCATCCTTCTTGTAAACCAAAAGCGGATAGATGCTGAGCTCATTAAGCTCTTTCATCATCTCCGCTTTTGACATCTGACCATCACTGGACATGACAACCCACATGGTTAATTCCCTGTCTTGAAGCAGCCATAGTATGCCCAGCCATCACAGCCACTTTCATTCAGCAACACAGTTCCACCTGATTGCCCGATCCAGCGATCAAGCATCTCTTTCGTCAAAGAGTGTGGATGCCCTTCATACACTGGAGTGTTGATCCACTCAAAGATTCGAAAAACCTTACCAGACCGCATGCAGTTATTTACGATCTTTTCTGGATCGTTAACGTGCTGCAAACAGTTGTAGAGCCAGACCTCATCCCAGTTACGGTCGATTAGTATATTCTCGCCATACGCTTTGCGTACCGTAATGTTGTTTGTCTTATAGCGTTGTACGGTCCAATCAGGGTATTCGATCGGATCTACTACCAAGCCGTGGATAAGGTTTGGAACCTTGAGCAACATGCTCGCAGGTCCTCCACCTACGTCCATAATGTCTGAAGCTGGTAACTGGATCTTGTAGTGATTGACCTCCAATCCCATGAACCGGGCATAGACATATTGCTTCTGTTCTTCGTCGAACGTGTTGCAGCAGTTGCCCCAGTAGCTCATCTCATACTTCAGTTCGTCGCCTGTCACACTCAGCCCCTTATGTTAGGTGTAGATCAATCCTTATCGTCCCAGAGAAACACCCACAAAGTATGCAGGAGTCTCGCGGTGGATAAGCCACATAAAATCAATAGAACAAGCAGGATACTGTGAATAACGTCCATGTAATTCTCCTGGCAAATTCCGTATTTTAGAAACCGCCTCCGTTGTCCAACCACTCAATGGTATCGTCTTCGGACGATAGTACCACTTCCAATTTGGGAGCGGGCCCAAACTGATGCATGATGCGGGCCAAGACATCAATGTAGGGATCACGCTCGCCGCCAGGCTTTTGAGCGATGTGGTTCTGTAAGACATTCATCAACTCGTCATACTTGGCCACGTCATAAGGCCTGGCCGCTTGCTCGTACAGCGTGTCCGGTCCTGGAGAGATGAGCGTCTCTGCAATCTGTCGATCAAACACAACGGCTAGATCCAACAGCATGGGAGTCTCAAATCGCAGCTTATTTTGCAACTTGATCGGTTTGCAGTTGTACTCCAGCCTTCGCCCGTCTTCCCATTCAAGGGTGTAGGTGGCCGAAAAGGCTTTGATTGTGTGCACTAAATCTGGTAAATCCTCCGCCGATAGTTCTCGGCGGATGATCAACGACAGCTGCATTAACTCTTCAAGGTCTATGGCGGATAGCAACACGTTGAACGATTCAAGGTCTTCGTCAATCATCTCGTCCGCGAGATGCTCTCGCCAGTAGCTTTCCAGATCTGCATACCAGTCAAGGAGTTGTGGCGTTTCAGCTTCTTGAAACTCTGTAAGTCGTTCGAGCATAGCACTTTGGAAATGTTCCAAAGAGTAGTCAGACAACTCTTGCATGATAAACGCGACAAATCCGGTGAAGAGTGGATGAATCACCTGTGTCTCAAACCTTTCGACTTATCGAGATTGATGTGTCCGGATTCGCCATATCTCCTGTTGTATAGGAAATACCTGGAACGTCTGGACACAGTTTTACTCGTTGGCCGTTTGTGAGCAATACCCCGTAGTTATTAGCTACGGGGAAGACTTCTGAAGGACGATTGTCCGTCAGGTAGTCGTGAGCCCATCGACAGAACGCGTCAGAATCGCAAACAACACCAGGCTTCACGTCAAGTTTGGCCCGGTAAGCCGACTCTAAGTGTGTCAAAAGGTCCGCTAACTCGCCGGATAACGACGCAGTTGTATTGGTAAACACGGGTCAACTCCTCCCAAGGATGTAGTCAGGTCGAAAAAAGATATAGGACAACTCAGTCATTTACGCCCAAGAATTTGGCGATTCCACCGAGTTGATTCTTTGTAATATTGGCCTCTTTGGCCAACTTTGCCAACGTGGCAATTGGGGGTTTTAAATCACTTATCATGGCATAGGCTTGAAGTCCCGGAGCTGCTCCAAGATAGACACCACGGTGAACCACACTGTCGCCGCCTTTGAGCGTGCGATTCATCTGAACGAATCCGGCATCGAAGAAATCCATGCTTAGGTTGTCCAGGTGATTCTGATCCCCGACAAAGAGGCAGGCTCCCTTTGTGCCTTGCTTGAGATCCACTTCAGCCAACACATTGTTGGTGAGCTGATCCCGAATGGCCGCAGAGATGTCTGCTGGACTCGTGACGTTCTGGAGGCTGGCTGCCCCCATGACACAGATGCCGTTGTCCAGCAACTGAGCCAGTTCGCTTCGGTCAAAGGTAATTAGCGGACTGTGTACAGCTGCTAATTGGTTGAACAGGTGAAACAGTTGACTGACCGTGTTGTTAGCCACGGTGTACAACTGTGACATGCCTGGACGGTACAGTTGATTGATCCGAGCGTTATCGATCAGAATCAGCGGGCTGACCTTCAACTCCAGCAGATGCTGGAATGCTGTGATCGCGTTACGACAGACTTGTTGTCCTTCTGTAGGGGAAGGAATTGAAGCAATCACACCAACACGAGGTTGTTTGCCCTTGCTCTCCATGTATTCTCGAGCGATCTGTACAAGCCTGCCGCTTGTGCCTGAGCCCGTGCCGCCGCCAAGCCCTACACAGATCAAACCGTAGTCTGTGTCGTTGCCCCAGGACCTCTGTAGCAAATCCCAGATTTCCTCTTCGTGTCCTACCAGTGCCTGCTCGGCGAACCGAGCATCTTTGGCTGCACCGCCCAACGGCAGCGTGTGTCGTTGAATCTCTTCAGGCAGGCCTTGGAAATCGCTTTCTGCTGTGTTGAACAACCCTACACGTCTGTAGCCCAGACCGTAGAAGCTGGAAGCCAGCCTGGCTCCGCCTTGGCCTGAACCCAGGAATGCCATGTTGAAAGCAACATCGTATGGGAACGTGTCGTTGACGACGACTTGCGTTGCCGCCTGTCGGTGTGCTGTGGGGTGCAAAGCTGCTGCGATGTTCCCCAGGTTGACTGCACCAACTGGTGGAGCCAGTGGTGTAGGTGCTGACACAGCTACCGGAGGTGCTGGAGCAATGCTTGCAACGGGTTGACCTACGGCCTTACTCAAGGACGCGTTCATCTGTTGTTCTAGTGATTCGTCTGGCATGAGTCGATTTCTGCTTTCTTGGAAGAAGGGTTCTACGGGCTAAAATGCGGAATTTAAAAATCGAGCCAGCTCGGTTAGCTTTCGATCTTTAGCTTCCGCATTGGTCATGGTAAACACCTTTGGAAACAACTTCAGGTGTCTATGGTATCGGTTGATGTAATTGTCACGAACTGCTTTGACGTGGTCTAGGGCAAACTTGTTTTGCGACCACTGGTTGAGCATGGCAAGGTCTTCCGCTTCAGTGGCCTCGATGTGAATCACCACGTTACTGGCATTCGCCCATAAGTCCAAGAACGGAGGTAGTGAGATACTTGAGAGAACTACCGGGCCTTCAAACTTGGAAAGGTACTCCGCGGGTCCTGGGTATGGTGGATGGTAATAGTCAGGCAGCTTGGGGCTGAAAAGAGAAACATTGTGCCACTCGCATATCTGCTGGTGGATATTGTGCATCTCAATATTCTGGGCATTGTTGTTCAGAAACTTCTGAACCTCCGGATTACTCAGGTCTTGTCCGGGCCATGTAACGGCCCAGCCTTGGCTTGCTATCGCAGTAGCTACTGTGTTTGTCCAGGCTCCTGGAGTTCCGGCCACGATAATGTTGTGTGGATGTCCAATCACTTCATGAACTCGCTAAAGATGAACTGTTCAAAGACTCTTTGTTTGTTTTGCAGTGATATAGCCATATTTGTCTGTATCGCTCTCATCACTGTGTCAGGACTGATAAGCAGGCTATCCAATGTATGACTCACATCGTCAAGCTCGACTACCGCCACAGGTCCCGGGCTTTCTATCAAGTCACAGTTGATCAGTTTTCCTGAGAAATTGTTTGCCACGTAACTCCTCACAGGTGGGACGTCGTGGCAGATGATGGGCACAGAACTACTCATCAGTGTTGATAGTATTGAACCATAAGTGTGCCTTGTGCTAGCCAGGTAAACCCAGTCGTGTTGTCTGGCTAACTGTACGTACTCGTAGTATGGTGGTCCGGTAACAATAGTTACGCGGTCTTCGTGCTTTTGTTTAATATTTGCAAGTTGTTTTCGATAGTCCTTGGGAAGCGAATGTTCCAGCAGGAAGGTCACATGTAGTCCAGAGTGTCCGTCTAAGAGGGTGTCAAACACGCTGAACAACTGGTTACCGATGTCCAGTTCAACAGACTTGGTGATCACTGCCAGTAGCCGTGTTGCAGTCACGTCCAGCCTACCAACTCTGGGAAAGAGTAAAGACGCTGGAGAGACTAGATTGACCCACGTGCGAATCACCGCAGTTTGAAAGTATTTTTTATCTATCCAGTATGCCATGTCCTGGCTCAGGCATATGGTCTGCTGGCACAACAAAACCATCGCTTCCTGCTCTCGACCCCAACCATTCCAACTGGGGAAGAAGAAGTTTTGCGTACGTCGTTTAGGACTGTCCGGTGCAACCAGTCGAGCTGCACGCACAGCTGCAAAGTTGGCACTGAACCAGCAAAGATGCGTACAGCCATATGCCCAGGCATAGACTGTCTTGCGAGTAGCTCGTTTTACTTTGTTATCCCATACTGGGTGGATACCGGAATCAATACGACCTTCGGCCAAGATCGTAACTTCGATGCCACACCGCAACAACCAGTCGGCTAACTGTACCGCCGCCAACGTAGTCTCGCCGCGGACGTAGGGAGTGAAGATACCGACTTTAAGCACGGGATGCTCCTGAGGTGAAACTCAACCGTGCTTGTGATGTACGTAGTCAAAGAATGGAGAGTTTGTTCGGTTGCCTGGGATAATACCAAAAGGGAGACTCAACTTCCAAGCGGCATAGTTAAAGCTCAGCTGGTCTCGGAAGCTGTGTTGATCCATCTGCTGCCACCAAAGTCTGTTGAACGCTATGATTTTTGGACTGCGGTGAGCTCTGAATACGCAAGTAGTTTCGACTAGACCGTTGTATGCTGGATAGCCTTCTGCTTTGTAGCCTTCCAGCTGCCGCTGCATCAATTCAAAGTTGTCTTTTTTCCATTTGCGACAGGCCATGAGTTCTTGATAGACACATATGCGGTCAGGGTGTTTGAACGCGGCAAGCTCGCAGACAGTCTGCAGCGGAGTTGTCAGCTGGGTTGATAGCGATATGTTTTTAATCCGCTGTGTGCCGTCAAGCCACAAGACATGATCCACGTCGTCAGGTAGCAGGTGGCTGTTCGCTTTGTGCCATCGAGCTGTTCGGATCTTGCACAGAGGGTGACTCCAGATCAGTGGTCTCAACTCCCAACTGATTGCAGATTCTTTGAGTTTGAACTGTCTGGGTGGAGCATTTTGAGCTAGCTGATCTGTGTAAAGCACGTAACGAACGTCAGGACTCTCGGCACCCGTTGAAGCCAGTATTCCAGCGTAGATGTCGTCATAACCGCCTGTGACACAACTGTAGACCAAGAGCTTACTCATTGACTGTCGCCTTTGTTGCTTTTACTTCCCCGCCTTTTGTGCTTCACATAATCGAAGAATTCCGATTTAGTGCCGCTGCCCGGTAGAAGATGATACGAAATACCAGTCTGCCAGGCTGCATAGTTAAATCCCATCTGATCTCGCGAACTGAATTTCTCCAACTGCTGCCACCAATTTTTGTTAAAGTTTGCAACCTGAGTACAGTTTTTACGGAGTACACAACCAGTCTCAACCATGCCATTATTTTCCGGGTAGCCCTCCTTCCGATAATGACCTGCCTGACTTCTTAGCAGAGCTGGGTCATCTTTTTTCTGGTTCATGCATGCCGAGGTTTCTTCGTATACGCAGCTTCTTTGCGGATGTTTAAAGGCAGCCAGCAACGTATTATTGGGCACGCTTGCCAGCACGCGAGAGGCCAGCGGAATTTTCTTTATCTTTTGAGACCCGTCAAGCCATATCGTGTATTTATGTCTTCCTGGTAGCAGATGACTGTTAATTTTATGCCATCGGGCTGTTCGTCTCGGACAGGACGGGTGCTGCCAAAGTAACGGGTGAAGTTCCCAGGTGATGTCTGAATGTTTTGCGGTGTAGATGAAAATATTAGAATCTGGTTGCACTTTATCCGTGTATAGCACATAACGCACGTCTTTCTCCGCCACACCTGTTGAAGCAAGGATTGCGGAAAGCAGGTCGTCGTAGTTACCTGTAACACAGCTGTAAACTAATGTTTTACTCATGATTGTCGATACCAAAGACCTTTCTTGTATCGTTCGCCACGTGAAACCGCTCTGTAGTGGAAAATAAAGCTGCTCAAAGCTACAGCCGATTTCAAACCCTTGGCCCGCCATCTGTGCTGTAGTTCGTCCTCATTACCAGTCATGAGCGGTGTAAGATTGGGTCGACCCGAAGGCATCTTCTCGTTTACCGGGCAAAAGTAGTTTGCATCGTCATATTTGCCCACCCGCCACGTTGACAAAGCTGCCATCAGAAAAAATCCGTTGACAGTACACTTTGCCACCTTTCCAGTGTTTTTACGTTTTAACTCAGCTGCGACTTTATCTATCGCTACCAAGTCGTCTGTAGCTTCATACGTAGGGATATACCGCTGAATTTCCTGCAAACCCTGTGCTGTCACTCCAGGGGCGTTGGATAGCGGACCCACCAAATCATAGCCATTAGTCAAGGCATGAAGTAAACCCTCGTACCAGCGGTACGAGAATATCACATCGTTGTTACCGGCTATCGCGTAGTCCAACCCTAACTCATCTGCCTCTCTTAGCCCGGCATTCCAGCTTCTAGTCAAACCTCCTTTTTCTTTAAACCTAATAATATGTGTCTCTGTTCCTGCTTGTTGGTTTCCTATCTCGTACAAAGAATCCGCGTATTCCTTCGTCCAACCTTTTGAACCGTCGTCTACGACAATAGCAACACCTGAAGGCGTTGTGTCGAAGAACGACTCCAACGCCTTATGAGTGTAGCTGGCCAACGACAGAGCGTCATATGTTGGGCAGATAAATCCAATCCTAATCATATTGTGAGCCTGCCTTTTGTGCGTGTTGGTGCCCGCCAGGATATCGATTTGGCAATCGTAGTATTCTAGCAGGCTACAAGCCTATCACACATTACTGGCCTCCGCCCATCTGTTGTTGTTGTAGCATGGCTCCGCCTTGAGTGCGAAACTGTTGTCGCATTTCATCCATTTTAGTACGTGTCAACGAGTGCAACGTCGGATTGAACTGCTTCAACTGTCTTAACTGCGAGTCTTTCACGCCTTCTGGCAATCCAAGCAGTTCTTGAGCCAGTTGCCCTGCTGCGGATTGCAGATCGTTTGGCGTAACCGCAGCATTTGCACCCATGGTTTGAATATAGTTGGTAACGGGAGACCCACCAGCTGCCGCCATATCTGGACCACTTTGCGGCGGAGCTCCACCCTGTTGAGGAGCACCTCCACCTGGCTGCGGAGCCCCACCGCCGGGTTGTGCCATCGCTGCGTTTGGGTTGTTTCCCTTGGCCACTTCGGCGGCAAAACCGGCTTGTTCCATTTCTTCTTGTTGTCGGGCCTGAAGCTCTTGCTGCTTGCGAGCTTCGGCTGCAATAAGATTTTGTTCTGTCTCCCAGTCGTATCCGATTGCTTTGAGTCCGGAATGCCCAGAGAGTTGTTGGCCCATCATCAGCTGGAGAGCCGACATTTGCTTCTGCATGTCATCAGCGATTGTGACACGTTGAAGATGGCAGTCCACTTTCTCCCAAGACATGATCCGTCCGATGGATTCGCAGATCCAACGCAGTAGCATGTTGGCATCGGAGACAAGACTGCGGTGTGTACTTTCAAACAGCCGTAGAGCCACTGGGGCAGCCTGCAAAGACAGCGACCCTTGATAGAACTCCACCGGTACACCGGTTTCATTCAGCAGGGTTTCCGTGCCTTGTTGAATCATTTCTGTAGGTGCCAGCTGTTTGGCGTCGCCACCCAGCATCTGATAGTTCACTGGAAACGGTAACATCTGCCAGCTGGCAGGATCTCGGCGACGCTTGTTGATCATGTTCCGCACCTGAGACCTGAAGTCTCCAGCAGCGTAGATCGACATCGGGTCTTGTGTTGAGATGCCGCCCGCACCTGCACCACCACTGTTACCCGGTGTGATTAACCTAAAAGGAATCACGTAATCCAGAGCAATTGCTTCGTTGTATCGTCGCAGCACTTGTACGTACCAGATTTGACGATAGTTTGTCAGACTGCGAGGTAAGCCCCAACCCATGTTTCGAATACCGGCCAGAGTTGGTTCCTTCAGGTGGAAGATGGCATCTTGGTTGAACCTAAACAGCTTGTTGTGCCGGATCGCTTCCATCACTTGACGGCTACAGCGTTCTAGGTGAAACAGATTACCTTCTTTTACCATCCGCTTGTAGTACTCAGGGATCCGCCACAGATAAGCAGCCTCATCTGTATAAGGATCGTGCAGGATTTCGATTTCGTGTGGATTCCAGCGTTTGAGAATGATGTGCTCTGCTTCTTCTCGCGGCTTGTCCACAACCTGCCAAGCTCCACGCCAGCCAGTCTTAGGACAGGTAGCTATGAATTCAAACTCATCGTTGAGTTTGAAATCAAAGTTGTTGTACGCGACCTTGAGCGGATACATATCACCCGTCTTGGGACACTGTAGAAAACGACGAAAAGGCACGACCACGCTGACGAAGGCATTTCCGTAACATAATCTGTCTCTCATCGCCATGCCCAGAAACGGCATGATCTGTAGCTGATCGTTAAGAAAGCCTTCGTACTTCTTCTTCTCTTCGTCGCTGGCTTCGCCGCCAATCTCTACGTCGGTTAGGAAGTAGCTTACAATCCGCTCCATAGCCATCCGGTAGGTACCATGCACCGTCCAGATATACTCAGACCACCACAGTGCCGACTTCATGGTCGTCGGCATCTGGGTAGTTGCTAGATCATTCCAAGGATCGGCAAATCCTGTTTCACCGTAGGATGCACCAGCACCGCGGCTGAAGTAAGGACTACCGCTAGAAACAAGCGATGACATTCGCCGATCCTCCGTGAGCTACAATTACTGTGTGACTTTTGTGGAAGCACGAACGGCTTCTACAGCTCTTTTAGTGATATCGTCGTCCATTGCGTTGGCTTCTTTAATCGTATCCGGGAACAGAGATCCCGGAGTCAAATTTTGCTGCCGTGCACTGGCCTGCTTGGAGCAGCCACAGTTGTTGCCGCAGTTTGGAGTTTCGTTACTGATCGCACCGTTCTTTTCCATAGCCATCAAACTTCTCCCTTGTGTCGAATGAGGATGACAACATCCAGACAACCGAGCGTCCAGTGTAGCCCCAACGAAGAGCATACACAGTTTGCTTCTTTGAGCTTCGGAACCGAGACTGTGATCAACTCTTCGCCCAAGTTTGGCGGTAGATACTGAAAACCGTCAGCAAAGCGTGTGTCATAGACAAGAGCCAAACAGTCTTGGCCCAGTATCACAGCATGGTAGCGAGCCGCCATTGTACCCATTTTCGCCATCTCAAAATAGGTTTCATACTGTGGGCGTTCCGGCTTGTCGCTGTTAAAAAACGGAATTTGAAGCCCTTGAAACGCTTTTGACAGAATGGCGTCTACGTCAACTGGCGGTGTCACAGGCTCAACGGGTTTTGTCTCGGGTACTACAGCTTTATCTGTCAGCATGTTGAGTCGAGAAACCATCGAGTTGATCATAGCAGTCTGCTGGGCTACCTGTAATCTGAGCTGTTGTGCCTCTAATGACGGAGACGAAGGTTGCGGCTGTACGGGAGCAGTTG